ACCGACCAAGAAAGCTCTTGAGTTTCACGCCTCCACAGCCAGGTTCATCGTTCTCGTTGGAGGACAGGGATGTATGCGTGAGGACTCACTCGTCGAAACAAGCGAAGGCTTAAAGGCCTTTGGAGATATCACTGGCCCTCAATGGTACCGATCTTGGGACGGCGAATCTTTCATTTATTCTCCAGGTACCGCTCCGTTCCCGAAAGGAAAGGGGATGTTGTATCGAGTTCGGCACGAGCGCGGAGAATTCGTTGCGTCCGGAGAACACCTGATCCTTTCTTCTGACGGTGACTATCGACCTTTGGTAGGTTTGGATCGCGAGTCCTCAATCTTTGCTCCCCGTCTTCTGACCAAAGAGGCTTCCTCCCAGTCAGAGTTTCTCGAAGATGTGCGCCATTCGTTTCAAACAGCCTTAAGTTGTCTGGATGGTTATTTAGAGTGTTTCCGTCCACGTGATCCACGACTTCTCCTCTCTCAAGGAAGCGGCCTATCTTCTGCTCCATCACAAGGCGGTGTTCTAGGATCATTGGGTGACGCCCTTTTATCGCTTTGCGCGCCCCTGGATGCCCTGCCGGAGCCCGGACCAACGCATAGCCGTCGTTATCAACAATCCTTCCGCCAGTCCACATGTGATTTCTCGCGCCAGGCTGCGGCCCTGACTTCAGTCTTGGGAGATTGTATTTCAACATCGTCTTCTGGATGTACTTCGGACGCTCATTCAGAATCTCTGCGATCTCGTATGACGACCGCACTCCATCGCATAAAGCAGCAACTCGTTTCTGTCTTTCATTCATTCGAGGAGACCTATACCAAATCCGCCATTCTGTCAATTGAGAAGACCGAAGAGGATTGGTACTTCGATATCCAGGTTGGAAACACAAACAACTACGTTTCTGGAGGAGCAGTTCATCACAACTCCGGCAAGTCGCGTGCCCTAATCGAAGAGCTGATTCAATCCGGTATTGATTACCCAAGATATCCGGTTGCCGTTTATCGTAAGACTTTACCGGCTCTTCGAGATTCGACTCTTCATGAGTACCGGATGATGGTCCCTGATGGCATCGGCCGGATGAACGAATCGGTCCTGTCCTACACCTTCAATAACGGCTCCTTCATCAACTTCCGTGGTCTTGATGACCCGAACAAAGCCAAGTCCACGAACTACGCCACGATCGTCATGGAGGAGGCGGACGAATTCACGTTCGAAGACTTCAACTTCTTGAACGGCCGTATCCGCGCAGAGGGGAACTGGCCACTTCGCATCATCCTTCTCCTGAACCCGGTCGACGAGAACCACTGGATCTACAAGACCTTCGTCACAAACTTCGACGCGATGGATAAAGCCGGGCGGGTGGTGAACAAGGACTCTGGTCCAGGCTGCCTCGTTATCCATTTTTCGACATACGATAACGCTGAGAACTTACCTGCCGGATACATCGAGTCCGTCTGCGCCGGTCTTCTCCCTGATGAAATCGACCGCTACATCCATGGAAAATGGGGCACCATCATCAAAGGTGTTCCGGTCTATGGAAAGCTCTTGAACCCAATGCTTCACCTGAGAACAGTGAACTTCGACTCCTCGATGAGGATCGTCAGAGGATGGGACTTTGGCTTCAATAGGCCAGGGTGCGTCTGGAGAGTTGTCGATCCGCTCGGAAGAAAGAACATCAACTGCGAACTCTTAGGTGAAAAAGAAAACCTTGAGACGTTTGCTCGTCGCGTTATGGAGACGACGAAGCACCGTTACGGGAACGTCCAGTGTTTGGATTACTGCGATCCACGCGGACACGACAAAAAAGACTCGGGCCAAAGTTCGGTCGATATCCTTCGCGATCTTGGGATTTGGGCCGAAGGTGAGCGCGGAGTCAGGGATTACGTCGAGCCAGGGATTGCAATCGTCCGAAAAGAGCTTTCTACTTTGATTGACGGGGTTCCAGAACTGACGGTTGACCCAAGATGTACGATCATGCGCTCGGCCTACTTCGGAAAATACGTCAGGGATGAGGACGGAAATCCGAAGAAAGATGGGTTCTACGACCACCTTGCTGATTGTGATCGGTACATCGCCTACAACCACAAGTCGAATTCCGTCGTAAAGGACATCATCATCGCGAGGAAGAACCGGGCTAAGCCGACTCGCAATAGATATACGGGGTACTGATGCAGGCACCAAACTTCGCCAAAGATAAAGTGTTCGCCGAACAAATGATGTCCAAGATGATCTCCATCTGGCAGAACTCGAAAGCGAACCGCGAAGAGCGCGAACGCCGATGGATGGATGCCTACCTCGCCTGGTCCTCAAACCCGGCCGAAGTTCAAGATGGACGGAACTATAAGGGCCGCGCCAACATCCGAGTCCCCCAGCTCCGTAAAGAAATCGAAACCATGACCCGAAGGTTGGTGAAAGGCCTCTTCCAAGAGGACTACTTAAAAGCCATCCCAAGCGGTCTTGAGAACGAGAAATCAGCCCAGGTGAACGCGATGATCGTTCGCCACTTCTTCGACAACAAGATGAATCTTAAACAATCTGTCATGCCGTGGGTGAAGCAGACCGTCACTTTGGGCACAAGCCCGATGCGGATTTACTGGAAGAAAGAAACCAACAAGCAGATATTTAAGAAGCGCTTTTTTGAGACCGACGACCAAGGGATCTTGGTTCCAAAAATGCGCACTGTTTACGAAGACGTTGTTCTTTACGATGCTCCGTGTGCCGAGACCTGCGATATGTTTCAAACCTGGGTGTATCCGGACACCGCAGCGAACCCTTCGCAGATCCAAGCCGTCTTCTTTCGTCAGCAGGTCGATCTTGATTACCTGAAAAGGAAGGAAGCTGAGGAGTGCTACATCCTTCCAGAAGACGTCGAAAACATCGGTCGCGAGACCACGATGGAGTTCGATAAAACTCAGGAGCGCTTGCAGGAATTTGGCGCAACTGGATTCCGCCCTGCCCTTCCTGGCCAAAAGCTCTACACCGTTCTCGAATGCTGGGCGAAGATCATCATCCCTGGAAGAAAAGAACCAATCTCGGCCATCGTCGAGATCCTTGATGAGTCGTACTGCATTCGAATTCAGCAGAACCCGTACTGGTTCCAGGCCCCGCCGTTCATTTTCGGAAGATATGTTCTTCCGTTCCCTGGTGATTTCTATGGTCGCGGGCTCCCGGAAACCCTTCTCCCGATGCAGTTCCAGCTCGATGACGTCATGAACCAGATGATGGACTCGGCCACAATGACCTTGAACCCACTGACTATCGTCGATCCGGCGGCTGCTCCGAACGCAGATTCGTTTGAGATCGAGCCAGGTGGTATCTGGTGGGCGAACCCAGACTCCGTAAAACAGTTCACCTTCCCCGATCTGACAGATGTTGGGATCAAGAACGCGTCCATGCTTAAAGGGATGATCTCTGAGCTGTCTGATAACCAGCCGCAGATCCCAGATCCGATTGCTGGAAAAGCGCGGAGCACTGGTCAGGCAGAACTCGCGATCGGCGAATGGCAGACCGACCTCTTTAACTTCATTGAGCAGCTCTCAAATGAGGCATTGAATCCGTTCGCTGCGATGACCCATGCTCTGATTCAGCAGAACATCTCCGATGAGACAGTGATCCGCATCACAGGTAAGCTTGCAAACGAGTTCATCTTTAAGGTCGTGACCCCAGATGACATCAACGGGAACTACGACTTTAGGTGGGTTGGCTCGATTCAGGTCGAGGCTCAGTCTGTAAAGACCCAGCAAATGCTCCAGCTCCTTAAGATCCTACCGATGATTCCGCCAAACGCCGGTGTCACGATGAACTGGCAGAACTTCATCATCCGCCTTTTGAAGGATGGATTCCAGATGAAGAATGTGGAAGAGGTTGTCGAAACAGACCGAATGAAAGCGACCGTTCCGCCGCTCATTGAGAACAAGATTCTCCTCATGAATGGTGAGATTGAGACTCGTTATTCGGACAACGACGACATCCACATCAACTTCCACAGACAGCTTCTTGAAAGCAAGGATGCGCTTGTCAGGGCCAAAGTCTCGGCTCATATTGCTGAGCACGAAGTTCAGAAGCAGAAGAAAGCTGAAGAACAAATGATGCAGCAGATGCAGCAGCAGATGATGGCCATGCAGGTCCAAGGACGAGGACCCAAGAATCCTAATGGAAATCAGGGCCAGTTGTCTGAGGCAACGAACCCAGCCGACCTGCAAAGAGGCATGAGAGGTTGACAGTGCAGAAAATCGAGGTCCAAACTGAAGCAGGTGTAATGAACCTGGCGATGAACGATGAACTGAAAGCTACCCTGCTTTCCTTGGTTCACCACCCAGGGTGGAAGCATTACTCCCTCATGTTACAATCCCAGAGCGATCAACTGCTCAAGGGATTGTTCCATGTAAAACCTGAAGAGTACGCAAAACGAATCGGCAAAGCTGAAGGCTTATCCTTGTCTGTAAGCTTTCTTAGCTTGGTGATTCGAGGAATTGAACAAAAACAAGACAAGCTCGTTGCTGCGGAATCGAAAAAGCAGCCGGCGCCCACATCGTAAGTCGGGTTTGAGGAGAAAGAAATGGCAGTACCGGATCACCGTTTGGATGAGATTATGCAAAAGCTACGCACATTCGAGAGCGAAAATGCTAGGCTTCGTGGAACTGTGGATGCGCTTATGCAGCGTCCTCAGCAAATGCAGCAAGAGCAAGCTCAAGAGGAGAGCCCGTTTCAGCCTGAGGTTGAGCGAGCGCTTCAAGCGCGGTTTGAGCGCGAGATGGCGAAGCGATTTGCACCTATCGAACAACAAACCAAACAGGCGATTGGAGCTTTAGCGGATCAGAATGACGCTCTCAAGTTCTCACTTCGTTATGGACAAGATGTCTATGAGAAGTACCAGGACAAGATCGAGCGCATTCGCGAAGAGCGTTCGCGGACTGGCCAATGGGTTTCGCGTGAAGACGCGTACCGCCTCGTCTTCTTTGACGAGAACGGGAAAAAGCCTGCGGTCAATCCACAGACAGCTCAGCCAGCGGCACCACAAGCACCCGTTGTTGATCCTTACACTGGTTTTATGAGGGAGTCGGCAGCGCCAGAAACTCAGGCACAACAGAGCCAAGCGGCTGCACCGTTTCAGCCGCAAGCTCCGCAGCCACAGGTTGCAGCGCCTGCGCAAACAGCCCTGCCACCGCTCCCACCACAAACCGTGACTCCACCGGCTGCTGCCCAAACCCAAACACAAACACAGGTTCCATCGAAGCTTGATGTCGATATGTCGGCAGAACAGCTTAGCGCATGGGCCGGAAAATACGCGGACATTCCACTGTAGGGTCCGCATAAAGGATGATTTAAAATGTCAGCTCAAACTTTTAGCAACTTCTCGGCAGACGCACAGACGTATATCGCCGCGCAAACGCTTATGCGTATCAAGCGCGACGTTATCGTCTACGGCCTCGGCAAAAAAGAGAAGCTCCCGAACCGTTTTTCGAAGACGTTCCAGTTCACTCGTTACGAGAAACTGAACCTCCCAAAGGTTGCTCTCACTGAGGGAACAACTCCGAGCACTAACGCGTCGATCACGATCTCTACCGTTCAGGCGGTCATGGATCAGTGGGGCGATTTCGTTAATATCTCGGATGTTGCGGACCTCACCGTGAAGCACCCTGTAATGGAGCAAGCGATTCAGCTTCTCTCGGAGCAGGCGTCGGAAACAATCGACCGCGAGGTCATCAAGGTTCTCCTTGCTAACACATCGGTTTACTACCCCGGTGCTGTCAGCTCGCGTGGCGGCCTTGCAACGAACTCGTACTTCGACACCGACACAGCTCGTAAGACTATCGCGGCCCTCCGTGGTCGCGGTGCTCAGCCTTACGAGGGTCGCTTGTTCATGGGTCTCATCGATCCCTACGTCGAGATGGATCTGTCGAAAGACAGCACCTTCCAGACGGCAGCATCGTACTCGAACATTCTGGTTCTCCAGAATGGTGAGGCCGGTCGCTGGATGGGCGTTCGCTGGGTAACTTCGAACTTGTTGCCTGTCCTTGAGCGCCTCGCGTCGGTAACGACTGCGTCTTCGGCTGCTTCTGGTGGCTCGCTTGCGAACGCGACAACTTACTACATGAAGGTGACTGCGGTTGATAACGCAATCGGCTTCGAGACTGCGGTAACTGTCGAGCAAACTCAGGCGACTGGTGCTGGTGATGAGGCGATCGCGATCACAATGCCTGCAACTTCGGGCTACACGTACAACGTGTATTTCGGAGCAACGACTGGCGTTCTGTACAAAGTCGCGTCTCTCCAAGACCCATCGGCTGTTGTGACAGTTCTCGCGGTTCCGACTTCTGGCGACACTCCTCCGGCAACTCCGGCTTCTAGTGTTAAGGTCCACTTCTCGTGGGTTCTTGGCAAAGAGGCTTTCGCGGTTCCCGAGTTGATGTCTCTCCAGACGTTCATGACTCCGCGTGGCGCGTCAGATTCCGATCCGCTCAGCCAGCGTCGTAAGGCTTCTTGGAAGGTGATGTTCAAATCCGTCATCTGTAACGAGAACTTCCTTGCGCGCATCGAGTCGGCATCGGCGTTCTACACATAATCCTTGAAAACAGGATTTTCGTAAGTAACTTTGTATGGGGATCGAGAGGTCCCCATATTTATTTTGGAGGAATGATGGCTAAGAAATCTGTTCTCGATGCTCAAGAAGAAGTGATGGCCGAAGCGCCGGTAGTTGAAAAGAAGAAGATCGACAACTCGCAAGACATCGTTGAGGTGAACTGCTTCTGCCCAATCACGATCAATGGCAAAGAGCATTTCGGCATGGTGAAGGTGACTCGCCTTGAGGCTGAGTCGATCCTTGAGATGTTGTCTAAAAAAAAAGCGACTGACGCACGAATCCATATCGGTAAAGAATTCGAGCGTACTAAAGTAGACGGTCAGCTCGTCATCCGTGACGCGCACACGAAACAACGGGTTGAAGCGTGAAGCCATCAATCGGAAGAATCGTTTGGTACATGAAATACGGAACACCTGGCGGTGAGCACAAAGCCGAGCCATCGCCAGCCGTAATCACCAAGGTCGAAGATGATGGCACAACTTGTCATCTCTTTGTCATGAATCCAAACGGATGCTACTTCAACAGAACGCCATTTTCGGCAGAGCTTAAGCCAGGGCACTATTCCTGGCCTGTAATCACAAAGGAGTGAATGTGTTCGACAACGAGATTCTTTTCCCTGAGCGAGCGAAGTTTTACGGCAAAGGTCCAGCGGACTGCGCCTGGCCAAAGAGCCAGCCTGTAACTGCGATCACGATTTCTCGCCCAACCAACCATGATGGCGAAGCGATGCAGATCACTGTCCCGGTTTTCGCGGAAGACACGCATGAGGACCTCCGTATGCGTTTCCATGTTCTTTCGCAGATCGGCGACAAGCGCATGAACGAAAACAACCAGGCCCTCCTTAAGTCCGAAGAACTCCTCAAGGAGCTGAAGATGAAGAAGGAGCTTGAAGCGAAAGCTCACAGTGCTACTCTGGTTGCAATGAAAAAGGCTGCCAAGTCTGGTGACGTGAAAGCCGTTCATGCTATCGCCGGAGGAACTCATGACAAGGCTCCAGATCATTCAGGAAGCGCTCAACCTAGCTAACCGAACGGATCTTTTGTCAGAAGCCCGTTTGTGGCTGAATATGTTCTTAGACGGCCAGTACCGAAACCAGGACTGGCCGTTTGCTATGAAGACTGTGTCTCTTCCTGTAACCCAGGGGGCGACGATCCCGACGGACTATCTGCGTGCGCGGTCGGCCGACATCATTAACGGATCGAACCGTCTTCCGGTTCTGTTCCTGACGCCTGAGCAGTATGATTTTGATCGCCAGTCTTCCATCAATCCGTCAATTCCACGGAAGGTTTATGTCGATCAGTACGCACGGACTTTCAATTGGGTGCCAGCGCCTAGTGAAGTCTTCACCATGGATCTTCGCTATTACTTCCTGCCTGTGCTTCCTGATCCATACACACCGATTGGCGATAGCGAGACTCCATTGTGGGCTGTTGACGACGACATCCTAATTCAGGCCGTCTATGTGAAGGCGCTTCAGTTCGATGACGACGCTCGTTTCGACAAAGAGAGCGCTAGGCTCGAAAAGATGATTAAAGAATCGAAGATCAATAGCCCTGATTTCCGGGCATCGACGAACAGAATCAAGCTCGGCAAAAGCTTCCGTCGGAGGTTGTAATGATTGAGACCGAAATCCCGGTGAAGGTCATCGATGTCCAGGGAGTATCGAATCAAACCCTGGCCGAGGATCTTCCCGATCAATATTGCAGTTCCTTACAGAATCTGTACGAGCGTGTCCTTGGCGAGCTTCACCGAAAAGGCGGAACATCGCAGATCACGACCACGTTCCCGGTCCAAACCGCACTCAGCTCGGTCGCTGGTCTAGATAACGCACTGATCCTGAGGAAGAAGTTCGGGAACAAGATCCACGTTCAGGCCGTACATACGAACCAAACCAATGCTGAGATGAACCCTGCGACCTATGTGAATCTTGCGACCCCGTCTTTTGTGACGGCGACTGGCGGCAACTGGGGAACTGCAATCGGATCTCCAGCGAACACTCGCCTTGATTCGAATGGGTACTGTCAGCTCCAATACGTTGGCTTTGGAACTAATTTCACGGTCGAGCACGCGGTGACGAGGGGCGCAAACAACACGCTTCGTGTGACTGTTCCGGCCAACATCGACAGCCGAATCCTCGGGATCAACGTCTATGTGTCGGTTGAGGTATGGACCGGAACTCCGACGGAACAGACTGTATGGGTTGGGTATATCGACCTGAACGCCAGCGGTACGCGTGGAACGACGTATGACTTCACTCAGGCACCGATCACAAACTACGCGAATCCAGGAGTCACTGGAGTCATGTTCGGAGCGCCAACGAAGCCAAACTTCACCGTTGAGGGATATACTGGAGGATCGCTCACCCCCGGAAAGACCTACTACGTTTCTGTTTTGGAGCAGTATTTCTCAAGCGGATCTGGAGCAACGACTCGATCAAGTGCATTCCGTGCCCGTGAGTCTACTCTTCAGAGCGTAACACTGAGGCCGGGAGAGACGTCGATTCGTGTTACTCCAGCGGCGGCCCCTCCAGGCGACTCGGCCTGTTACTGCATCGCGGTCGGGGAACACCCGCAGCTCATGCAGCCTGTCTTCATCACGAACGTATTCGCGACGACGTCGGACTCGAATTTCATTTACTCGCTCCCTCTTGCCAGCCCAAATTTGTGCGGGATCACGCCGTATGACGCGACGTATAGCGACTACATCTGGCGGTATTGCGACTGCTCGCAGACGGATATGTTTTTCCGTTACTCGGCTTCCGCTGCGAACGGGACGCTTCCGATCTACGTCTCTCGGACAACGATCGTGAACAAGGCTGTGTATGAGACTGCGACCGACTTCATGAATCGGGTAGCCACAGTAGAGAACACGTTCTCAAGCATTGTCTTCCGAACAGTGGATATGTCGAGCGGCGCCAGGTATTGCTTCCAGCAGCTCGGTGACGTCGCATTCATCGTAAACAACGCGTCAGAGATTGAGGGTGTAACCCCTGGAAGTCTCAGTGACTCTTTTGAACTGTACCGAGGAATCTACCTTATCACCGATGGCACGATTTGCGGCCAGGTGGTGTTTGATTTCGGGACTACGGCCCCGCCGAAGTGCAATTTCATCACGGCTTTTCAGGAGTCGATCATCATTGGTGGCGGTCCGCCTGAGTCCGAAGGTTACAACAATATCTACTGCTCGAACGCCTACAACCCTGCGAACTTCTCCGACTCTGGATCTGGAGCAAATCTGGCATTCATTGGGCTAGAGACTGCCGGTGAGCCGGTAATGGGGATGGGGATCTTCTCGATCACCACGGCTGACAGCGGTATCAATACCCAGCTCATCGTTGGATCGAGAACGAAGCTCTTCAAGCTTAACTCGATCCCGGCCGCCGCCGACTTCGGATCAGCCTATCTCGACCAGCTCTCGAATAAGGTTGGCCTCGCTTCGCACTGGACTCTTGTAAACACCGAGATCGGAACGATTCTGACCGGACTTGACGACGTTTACCTGATCCGCGATTCCGGCGAACCGACCCCAATTGGCCAGGACATCTCTGGCTTCATCAGCCCGGTGAACAAGACTCTCGGGATTGATACGTCGTACTGGAATGCCGTCTATCACGATGGTCACTACAAGCTCGCGTACTCGGTGCCAGGCGCCACGGCCCCAACCAGAGAGGTCTGGCTCAACATCAAGAAGATGAAGGCAAACAAGGGAAAGCCAAGCTGGTATGGACCGCACACCGGACGGACAGTGAGCTACTCAATCGTTGACGAAGTCCTTGCCCAAAGTGACATCGAGAAGCGAATCATCATCAATGTTGACGCAGATCGTAATGATTATGCAGACAGTCCTGCATATTACACTGACCTTGGAGTAAACATTCCGACGGTTTTCGAAAAAGAGATCGTCGGCGACGGCGGCCAGTTTGCAAACAAGAAGCTGATCCGGTTTCAGGTTCGCGGCCGCGTCACATCCCAGATCAATGCCATCGCCAAGATATACGCCGATGGAACTCTGATTTCGACACAGGTCGAGCGGTGGGTCCCAAAAATGAATGTTACCGACATCATTGGTCAGGCAACCCAGGTCTTCCCTGCATTCCCTGTGCAGCGCTCTCGCGGCAGAATCATCAAGCTAAGACTTGAAACGGACACGCAAGAGAGGTTTGGTATTAGCGGCCTTCTCCTTGGAGTTAAGGCTGAACGACGGAGGATTTGAATGAAGACGAAATTAGGCGGGCTTCGCGTGGTCCGCGCCAAACCAAGCAACATCTTGGACTGTTACGACATCTACAAGCGAGCCTGGAAGGAAGGGTCGATTCTTCCTGCGCTAAGCGAAGCCCAGCAGAAGGATTACTACTGGACCCTGCTCAACGAGCTTGCCGACCCAGGCCACGTTGTCCTTCTCCTTCAGCGCGGGGCTAAGTTCTACGGGATGCTCCATGCCATCGTTCTCCCGGTTCCGCTTGGCCATAAGTCGTCGATGATTGTGAAAATGATCTACGTTCTGGACTCCAAAAGAAAACGCGGCGGTGGCAAACTCCTCATTGATGAACTCGTATTCCTCTCTGGACGGTTCGACATTAAGAAGTTCGAGTTCATGTGTTCGGACGAAATGGTTGAATATTGGGGAAAGAAACGAAAAGCTGTGAAGGTCGCGAACTACATGACATTTGAGGTGTAAGGTGAGCGCATTCGGTTACGGGTCTTCGTACTCATTCAAAACAGGTGATTACAATCCAGGCTTTACTCAAGGCATGGGTCAGGACCCGCGCCAAATCGTTGCAAAATCTGGGATCGACTCGATGAAGAGTGGTCTTCCGTCTGGTCAATCTGCGGCTCCTGCTGGATCTGGCGCAGACCCATACGGAATCAACTTCAACCCACAGATTTCAAGCGATCCAGGCGGAGTTTCCGCGAACCCAAATGTGCAGAACTTTCTTGATCCAAACTATCTCAATATGACTCCGGCAGGCCGGCTTGCTTATTCCGCGATGCCTGGCGCCGGGTTTCAGTTCGACAACTCGAAGTACGCCGCCGGTGATCTTGGTGGAATTTACCAAGGGGCATTTAACCAGCTTGCGTTTGAGGGCCAAGGAAGTCGACAGCCTGGTGTCTACGAAGGATACCAGCAGAATTTGAAGAATAAATACCAGCAGTGGCTCGATCAGATGCTCCGTGGAGGATCTTTCGGTCTCACTGGTGGTGGACTTAGCTACGGACAAGGAGGCTAATCATGGACCCGATTACGGCGGTAGCGCTAGGAATTGCAGCCCCGACAATAACGTCGATGTTCATGCCGCGGCAGAGCGCTCCCGGTGGACCTGATTACTCAGCGGCAATGGCTTATATGAACAGCCCTGAGATGCTTGCTTACCGCAACTCCATGCTTCGCTCGGCTTACGACCCGCAGTCCGACATCTACCAGCAGGCATCGAACCAGGCACTTGCGCAGTCGAACCGGATCGCAGCTTCTCGCGGACTCGGGACATCTGGGGCCGGGATTGGTTTCGCGCAAAACACGCAGAACGATCTCGCTCGAAAGTTTCAGGAAGGTGAGTTCCAACGTCGTCTTCAGGCGTATCAGGCTGCGATCAGCGGCGGAACGGCTCAAGGCAACATGATGATGAACATGGCCGACAAGAACTACGCGGCTCAAATGGCAAATTACGGTCGAGAAATGGACGGACAGGCCGCTTTGGTTAGCGGAGTTGGCGCTCTAGCGAACGCAGGGATCTCTGCTTACAACTACCAGCAGAACCAAAACCGTTCGAATGACTACATGAGCGGATTCGCTGCGCGATCTCCTGGATATGGAGGCGGCCAACCGGCCGGAATGGTCTATAATGCTCCGATCTCTGGCGGAAACTACAACTACGGGAGCTATGATGGACCCTAAACTCTTAGGTCTCGCTCTTCAGAATGCACAAGGCGGATATGACGCATTTCTAAAAGGCCAGTCGGATGCAATGAAGGCTGCCCAGATGGAGCGCGAGGCCCAGGTCCAGATGATGGATCTGGCTTTAAAGAACTCCAGCATGGAGGATCGCGGTGTTATCGACTTCAGCAACATGCTTAAGTCGATCTCAACAAGGAATGAGCCAAGAATCCAGCAGGCCATTGCTCTTGCCGTAGACCCATTCAGCCGAATTGCTCCGATTCAGGCTCCAGGTCAATTTGACACAAACTCAGCGGATGCGTTTTTACAGATGGCCGCAGGCAAGAGGCCAGATATAAACATCAACATGCCGTCTGTCGGCGTTAGCGCCAACATGATTGGATCGGCGATGAAGTCTGGCGAAAAACAGCCAGCACAAAAGCCTCTCTCTCGCGAAGAGACACAGGCGCAATCTATCGAAAAGCTTCGTGGAACTGGCGGACGGGCGCCACAGTCGGTCGAATCAATCGTTCAGCCTCTTGAGGGAACGACTTCTCCGTATCAAAACAGCGCTGTAGGCCCTGACGGAGTAACGAATCTACAACCAGAGACGATTGTTGCTGATCCGAATGCCGAGCAGGCGCTAAATTTTGTTGCTGGAAAATTCAAGGGATCTCCATATAGTGCTCTTCAAAATCCTGAAATGTTGGCTATGATGGTTGACTCAATGGTTCGTCAGGGATTTATACCTGGAACTGGAATTCAGACTGGCGACACGATGAAGGCGCTTGGCGAGCTTGAACAGACTCAGTTCTTGGCCGCGAAGCAGGCAGCTCAGATGAATCAGAAGTCGCAAGAAACATCTGCCGAACTTGAACTCAAGAAGAAGCTTGGCGAGCTTGAGAACACTCGCACTGCCGCTGCACTTGCTGAAAAGGCAGGCGCATCGGAAGCACAGCGACAACTCAAGGCTCAAGAAATGGTCCTTGAGGCTGCTGTTCGCGCTCTCACCGCTTCTATGGCAGCCAATCGACCTCGCTCTGCTGGAGCAGGAAAAGAAGATCCAAACAAGAAGAACTACCGCGATCAATTGATGCGATTCCAAGACAAGTACGACCGGCTTCAGGCTGACGTTGTGAAGAACTTCAGATTCATGACGCCTGAAAACGTCTCTCGAATCGTCAGAATGAACCCTGGTCAATACGGGCCAACGATTGAAGAGGCAAAGCGTCTCTACAATCTTGGAGCAAAATGGCCAGACGTTCGTCAGAACTTCGAGGGATTCGGGAATATCATTACGAGCGGCGATGGCCAGCAGCAACAGTCTGGCGGAGCGAAAAACCGCGCAGCAGAACTTCTCAAAGCCCGAGGTAAGTAATGGAAGAACTGTCAGACGCAGAGCTGAACGCGCTCTCTGACGAAGGCCTTCAAAAGATTGCAAACGGCGGGAAGCTTGAGGATCTCGGCGATGACGATCTGAAGGCAATCGCCGACATGCAGCCAGAAGATCCAAATCAGCCAAGCTGGTTTCAAGAGAATGTCGCTCGACCGATCGTCGATAAGGCCGCTGATATTTATGGATCTCTGACTTCTCTTTCATCTGAAAATATTCGCACTGAAGCGATGAATCAGCTTTTGAAAGAAGGCAGCGCAACTCCAGAGGAGGTTCGATCTGGAAAGGTTGAGCCTGGTCTTGGGAACAAGATGGCCGCTGCATCTGAGATGTTCCTTCAAAACGCATTTGATGTTCTTCGCGTGAAAGAAGGCGATGCTAGAACGCGTCGAACTGGAGATGTGAACCCACAGATCCTTGCCGACATGCAGGCGATGGATGTGATGGACAAGTCTCTGGCTGAAATGAATGTGGCTGCCATGGTGAAGGGTAAGGCCTTTACGTGGGGCGAAGGAAACGCCGGGATTCTTGAAAAGCTCGGAGATACCGTTTCAACTCCTGAACAGTTTGTAGCCAGAGCTAGTCTTGGCGCGCTGTCTGGAATCGGAGCGATCCCGCGAAAAGATGCAATCGAGCTTCTGTCGCAAACACAACTGCACGGGTCTGACCTCGTTGACTATTTCTGGATTCCAGAAACAGCGGCCGGAAAGATCGGTCGCGGAGTTCTTGGATTTGCTGCCGATGTGGCGATGGACCCTCTCTCATATCTGACTTTCGGCGCAGGCCCGGTCCTGAAAAACATCTTCAAGGAAGGCACAGTGAAGATGGGTAACCGCGTCATCACTGATCCAAAGCTTCTTGCGAGGGCAGAGCGACAGGCTTTGCTCGCCCAGAATGATGTCGTAAGGCTTGTTCGTGAGCCGGGAAGAATTCAGAACCTTGAAGTTGCTGATGAAGCAATGAATACGCTATCAAAAGCCGTATCTGAAAAAGGACTTCAGGGGCTTGATAGTGAGATCGTTGACAGATTTTCTCGTATTGACCCGGCTCTTGGTGAGCAGGTGGCTTCTGTTATTCGCTCTCGCCAGACAGAAAAAGGACTCCTCAAGTCTTTGGCCGACAGAGAGACCAGCCTTAATTTCGGATTCAGGCTCCCGCTGACGAACATTGCAATCGAGCAGCAGGTCCCGCTCTTTGGGCATGGAACTCGCTGGGCTGCCGAAGGCGCTCTTGGCGTTAAAGACTGGGCGTTCAGCAGCGCAAACCGCGTTGCTGGAAGCGTTCTTGCTAAATCAGAAGGACTGCAAACCGCAGCGCGTATCGGTTCCGTCGTTGGCGACGCTCTGTCTAGCGGATACCAGGCGATGAAGACGTTCACAACTCGACCGCTGTGGGATTCTTCTTCGAACAAATACATCAACAGAAAGGCTGGGAACTCAAACTGGGCACTTCGCCAAATGGATGAGTCGATCAAGGAAGTTGGAAACGACCCTGAGACATCTGACCTTATGGTCAAATGGCTCAACCAAATGCCGACTCACTCAGATGATGTGCTGATTCAAAAGTTTGGCGACGACGGCGACAGTTTCCTTTCTGGCAAGGTGCCGGTTGTTCACGGCTCTCCTGAAGACATAGTTGGGTTTAAGGCTCCGTCGCAAGTTGACCCATCACATAGATATAGCGGCGGTAGCTATTCTGTCTTTGGGTCGGATTCCACATATTTTTCGGAAGATCCGTATTGGCTTGGCGCTGACCATCCGATGGAAAAGGGTGGGCGCGGACTGAACTTTCGCAACATCTACAAGGTAGATTTGAATTTCGATAAAGCCCTTGTGGTTGATCCGAAAAACATGAAGCAGGTCTTAAAGAAATTTGACGCGCAGGACGCAGAGGATCTATCGAGAAAGGCTAGGGCCGCCGGTTACGACGGCATCATAACTCGCGGCTTCAACAAAAAAGAAGCCGAGTTTATGGCTATTGCGAAAGAAAGGTATCCTGCGTTTGGGCTGCCTTTTGAGGAGTCGGCGGCAGACGTAGCTTTAAATAAAGAGGCGATTAACGGATACCATGAATACGAGAGGCTTCGTAAAGAGTTCTACGGCGACATACCGAATGAAATTGATCTTGCGATGCAGGATCAGGTCGTATCTTTTGCCCCAGAAAAGAGCGCATCTGGCATAACAAAGATCGGCGAGAAGGGAATGCTTGGGGCAGACATAGAGGCCGCCCTCAATAAAGATGGGCTTCGGCGGTTTCGGCCTTCCTCTAGTTTGCGCAAAAACGAACTGTCACAGGCCCGCCAGCTTGCTGACCAGACAATGGCTCGCCTTGAGATGAGGAACCCAAAAGCAGCACAGCGGGTTCGACTCATTCGTGAGCAGTTCAACTCTCGCGTTGCTGAGATGGAAAAGCGCGGAATTCCGTTCAATGTGCTCAATCCATTTGACGAGACAATTCCAGTTGAAGAACGGGCAATGGGCTACTTCCCTCACATCTTAAACCCTGACTATATCGACGACGCGGGAAATCCGAAATACGCGGCGGCAAAGACTGCATGGGAAGATCATCAGGCCGAGATGGGTCTCATCGACAGAACTCAGGTTGGGCGATCTGACCGCAGGAGCACTCACACGATCATTGATTCGGTGAAGAAAGCATCTGGGCTCGAAAAGCCTATCTTCATCACAGATCCGATATCTGCGTCGTACTCTCGCATCGAGGACATGGACAACATCATCGCTCAGCACGACTTGTTCCAGGAAATATGGCCATTGGCTGTCATTAAAAGACCTGGCGGAAAACTCGGAGCGATGTCAGAGGAATACGATGGCCCAGCGTTCAAGGCGCTGAAGGCTTCGTACGTCGACGAAGATCCAGGTCGTGGATTCGTTAAGATGGATTGGAAAGACTACGCTTCGCCTGTGTTTAAGAAGTCTGGCGGTGGCGCCACGATGGGCTCCGGTCTTCTTGGCAGGAGCCTAACGACTGATCTAAAAGCGAAAGAATACATCCAGTTCAGGTCGTTCCTTCCGCCTCAGTACAAGACCGCAATTGAAAATGGTGCTACTATTTACTTCCCGGAAGACGTTGCAACGAGGATCAACTACGTCATGCAGCGCGAAAAGGGCGGAATCGCCCGCCAAGCGATTGATGCCTACGGATATTGGTTTCGGAACTCGGCACTATTCGGACCTGGTTATCAGGGGATGAACGCGTTCGGGAACTTGACAACGCACATGACGGCTCGTGGCGATCTCGCTCAAATCCCTCGTGCTTCAAAGTTCTTGTTCGACGCAAAAAACAACTCGGCAAAAGTCCGTGGCTCAACATACACCTTCGGCAAGGGAGCACAGCAAATCTCCATCAACGGAGAAGAACTGTACGACACGATGGCCGAGATGGGGATTCTTGGTGGTTCGCATACGAGCGAAGCGGACGTAATCAGCGACATCTGGGATCAGGTCGCAACGACAAAATCCACACGAGACAAGCTTAAATACAAGGCAAAGACTCTGACAGATAGAATCACTTTATTTAAGTTCAACCGCCATCTCGCTGAGCAGAATGACAACATTTTCAGGAGCGGCTTGTTCTTTGATTCGCTCGAAAAGGGCTACTCTCTTGAAGGTGCTAAAGAGCGCGTCGGGATGTACTTCTACGATTTCCGCGATATGCCGAAGGGCCAGCGGGCGGTGTCGAAAGCGATCCCATTCTCCTCTTTCTCGATGAAGACTCTGGAGAGCATTGCTGGTCGCTCGGCTAAACTCGACCTGACTCCGATTACTCTTCCACACTATGTGAACCAAATTCTCGATGGAGCATTTGTTGATTCATACGAAGAGCGGCGGGCCTTAAAGACAACTCTTCCGCCGTATGCAGACCACTACGTTTTGGGCGATGCACTTCCTGGAGGAAGACAGCTTCTCGTCGAGGCTCCGTTTGTTGTGAACTCGATCAAGTCATTCTTGAATCCGCTTGATAACGTACATCCGTTGATTCAGGCGTTGGCGATGGCGACGACCGCAGCATCGCAGGCAGACGCCCCTCAGGACCCAGAGTTCGAGGCTGCTCGTCTTGACTCTGAGACGTACAAGTCGAAGTGGGATTCGTTCCTTGGCGACCAGCTCCGCCAGTTGATTCCGCCGTCGATCAAGATCCCACTCACGATTGCGCAAATGAAAAACCCAGACGAAGTACGAGCGCTACCGCTTGATTTCGTGACACCTCTTACGGCTAAGACCTTCGCCGAGGCGTCTGGAAATACGTCGGCGGCGATGCTGACGAATAATGCGCAAGAGTTTGGCAAGTTCTTGAGGGAACACGTATCTCCAAACTGGTTCTACAATGCCCTGATGTTCGGTCAGTTCAAAGATCCGTACATCACGAACAAGGATGCGCTCGGAGACAAAGACGCAATCTTTGGCAACTTCGTAAAGTCTAGAATGCGCGATATGTCTTTTGGTCTAGTTCGGATGAGCGACATGGATCGGGCGATTGTGACAAGAATGGCCGCAGTTCAGCGGCAGATTCTGAAATCGCAGAAGGCCATGGAGACAGTGAACATCCAGGCCAACGTCCTGCGTGATCCGCTGGCAACTCCAAAGCTAATGAAGAATCGGCTCGACATCGGAGATAAAAAAACAGCCGATCTCGTGGCTGAACTTGGAGAGCTTTACCAGCGCAACGCAGCTTTAAGTACGTTTTACGGGTACTATATCTCTCAGCAAAAATCCGGCGGAATGGCTATCGACATGATTAAGAATGCGATCCAGCCAGAGAAGCCATTGACCGCAGAAGAGGCGGACAATCAGAATATGCTGATGGAATCTGCTCCGGCGCTAGAGGCTGGACGAATCAAGTCTCAGATGTTGATGGAGGGGCAATGAATGTAAACGCCAGGCTTCCGCAGGATGCAAACAACAATCCGTTCAACCGCGCAATGGGCGTTCCCATCTGCTGTCGGTCAAAGATATTGGGAAGTGGAACCTACTTCCGAGACATGATCGACCTTCCTCTGAATCGCGTCTTCACTGGGATCATGATCGAGAATCCATCATCGACACTGAGGCTTCAGATCGCAATCGGTGACGATTTCGCAAACGACATCTGCATCGACCTTCTCCCTGGAGGATTGGCGACGTTCGATGCACAGACATTTGGCGCATTCGAGGACGAGGATGCTTCAATCCAGATGTCAACGAAGCTTCGTGCGAAGCTGAGCGGGAACTCAGGCGCTTTGGCTACAGCTAATTTCGCTTTCTCTGGCCAGCCTTCAAACGGTGAGTACCTCACGCTGAATGGCATCACCTACGAGTTCTCAAGCGATCAGAGTGTTGCGGCCGGAAGAATCAAAGTTGATATTGGCGCGTCTCTCGCTGCGACGATGACGAATTTCGCGGCGATGGTGAATGCAAGCGATCCAAACATCGTGGCTCTTGCCGCTGCTGCACAGACCGATTTCACTTCGATATTTGGTGGAACCGATGGAGACGCGATGACGCTGGATGCTGGCACCGTGTCTGCTGCAACCGCATCTGGAGCAACTTTTTCTGGTGGGTCTGGTGGAGTAACGCCGATCATCCATATTTGGTAAGGAGTCACTATGTCTACACTAGGACAAACGTCATCTGGAGCCGGGAGCGGCCTTGCTCTTGAGACAACTCAGGTAGCAAACGGCGTCCTTCTTGGAGCTGTAAACGAATCGGCTCCCGGTTCGGATACGGCATCGAGTGGTTTAAACGGCAGGCTTCAGCGGATCGCACAACGGCTCACATCGCTGATCGCGCTTCTTCCCGCATCTCTTGGCCAGAAGACATCGGCCGCATCTTTGGCTGTTGTTGTTGCGAGCGACCAGTCGGCAGTTCCTGTTAGCGCAGCAGCATTGCCGCTTCCGACTGGAGCCGCGACCGAAGCGACGCTTGCTGGAATTGGAGTCGATACGGCTGCACTGGCCGCTGTCAATTTTGCGACTGAGGTCACTCTCACTCAGGTTGGCGTTGATGTTGCAAATCTTGAAGCGAAGGACTTCGCAACTGAAACAACCCAGGTCGCCAACGGAGTTCTTCTTGGGGCTGTGAATGAGACCGCTCCTGTCTCAGACACCGCATCGAGCGGATTGAACGGCAGGCTTCAGCGCATAGCACAGCGCATCACATCTCTGATTGCACTGGTTCCAACGTCTCTTGGATCGAAGACGTCGGCGAACAGCTTCGCGGTTGTTGTAGCTTCCGATCAGGCAGCGATTGCGACAAAGGCTCCGGTGAATACTGCGGGAAGTGCCGCTAACACGTCTTTAACTGCGACTACGGCCTCAACAGCCACGGCTCCGGCCAACGCTGTTGGTTTCATTCTGTACGCAGACACAAACAACACGGACACCATCCGTTTTGCCATCGGAGCCACGGCTTCGACAACAGTCGGTGGACGCTTGGAGCCAGGCCGAGACACTGGATATCTCCCTTGTGCTGCGAACGTGTCTATTTGTGCAACAGCATCAGGAACAAACGCATTCTTCATCCAATGGATTCTCAGCGCCTAAGGGGTGGCTTATGACGAGACTTACGACGACGCTTTTAATCACTGTATCCTTGATTTCGCAGATCGCGATGGCCGGTCTGCCTCCGACCACGACGAAGAGCCAGCTTGATTCCGCGAAAAGCACGACTTTCGATTTCCAGGCCCCGTTCAACCAGATAACCAAGCCAAGCGGAACGACTGGACTCATCGAAACTGGCAACAAGAACCTTTTGAAAGATCCAGGATTCGAGTCGTCTGATCCAACTGCGATCTGGACGCTTTCGAGTGCCGGTGTTTTCACAAGAACTGGGACTGCGGCGAACGTCGGGTCTGGTTCGTATGCTGCGAGCTACGATGGCGCTGCCGCCGGAGGGATGGTCGCATCGACTGCGATCACCATCCCAAATGGATGGGGTGGAAAGAACCTTGAGATTTCTTGCGACATCAAGAACGCCAGTGCCGGTACACACACGATCCAGCTCTACGATGGATCGAATGTTCTTCAGTCAGCAACGATCCTGACAGGGTCTGGCTACCTAGCGAACGTCATGAATTACCCGGCCCCGAGTTCGGGAACAGTTCAGCTCAGGATTGTGAGCACGGCGGCCAACGAGCCGGAGATTTTCTTTGATGACTGTTATCTTGGTATTGCCCGCAATGTAGGCGGCACGCAGCTCATCAGTGAGTGGACTAGCTATACGCCAACCGGGTCGTGGACTACGAACACGACGTACACTGGGCGCAAGCGTAGAGTCGGAGATTCTAATGAGTATGATGTTTTAGTGTCTGTCTCTGGTGCGCCAACGGCGACGGCACTTCTCATTAACAATTCGTCTGAGTGCGTAACTGATACAGCCAAAATTGCAGGCGGAACAAGCTCGGTATCGTCGGTTTTAGGGTATGGCCGGTCGCTTGATAACGGGGTAACTTTATACAAAGTAACGGTTCAGTATGAGTCAACAACGTCAGTTCGCATTGCCGTCGCCGGAGATACTGGTTCTGGATACATCAGAGACGGGGTTAACTCGCTAGACAATACAATCCCAATGACATTTGGGACCAGTGATAACGTCCATGTGACATACCGCATTCCATGCGTAGGCTGGACCGCTCAGACCGTCGTCATGCCGGACGCGCAAGGATGGTTTGCCGCTGCGTCCATTACGGGGGCTTCGGCATCTCTTTCTACAACCACTCAAGCTAGCTTCACAGAAATTACCAACGGCTCATTAACACTAACACCTAGTAGCGGGTCTGCGCAAATCGGCATAGCGTGCGCTAGTGGCACGACCAATTCGGCCGGCGCCACAACGTGCGCAAGCGCCAATGAGTCGCTGGGCGTTACTGTTAGCGTCCCGACTTCGGGCGCCTATCGGGTATGCGCAAGCGCATCTAATTTTTTAGAGGATACCGGGGCCGCGACAAATGTAAATGCTACGCAGACATTCAAAATTAACAGGACTAGCAACGCCAACTCGACAGTCGTTACTAGCGGCGACGCGACGGCTTATACGGTTTTAAAAACAAATTCAGGCGGCGGCGGCGAGGTGCTCGGCAGCGCCTACCCGTTCAGTATTTGCTCGGTGTTTAGCCTGTCGTCTGGCTCTAACACCTTTCGGCTGATGTATTCATCATCTATCGCCGGAACACTTGCGACGAATACGGTGGACATTGCAGGCGGGGTTAGTCAGTCGGCGTATTTTCGAGTCGAGCCTGTCAACTCTCAGCAGCAAGCGATCTTGGCAAACAGCGTGAG